CAGCCAGTTTGCCGAGTATCCGGCATCTGGGTTGACGGTATTGTTGTCGGCCATGCTGACCCACATACCAATACCGTCCGATGAGAGCAGTTGCGCGCCTTTCGGATATCCGCCAATTGACGCCGAAAACGCGGAATCGTATGCATACCGGCCGCCCGCTTGCGCCCATTGGGCGGGGCCAGAGAGGGCGAATCCAAGGCCGTTGAAATCCTGCCGACCAGGAGGGATGCCACCCAGCAGCGGGTCGGTTTCCGTGATGACAGGCCAACCCACATCCCACGACGGCTGCTCAGGCGTAGCAATGGCGCCAGACGTGGCGGCCGGAACTCGGCGCGTTCCAGATGTGGCAAACGCGGTGGGGATCTTTGCGGGGGCGTTAGATTGTTGCATTTATTGCACCATGGGAAAATGTTGCGCGTCCAAACCCATTAGCGGACGCTCCGAAACCGAAATGATTCTTCCTGATGGCCTGATATGATATCCGAACGCCGGACGGCCGAGGGACGGCGCCGGAATTGCTCAGCATATACAATTCTGCTTCCGTTGGCTGGAAGTAGAATGTATATAGCATATTCATGTTTTGCAGGTCATGCACATAAACATCGCCACGGCCAGCAAACAAAATCTCAAGCGCTCTATTGATATTTGGCGGAGTTGTGTTTGTGATATTTGTCAGCGCCTTGACAAGTATTAGAGTCCTAAGCGCGGAATCGGTCAGGGTGTATAGCCCGACAGAACTCCCTGAGCTGTAGAACGGCCCCCTATTGAAGGGCGCATATTTTGCAGTAAACCCTAGGAACTTTGGGTTCGTCTGGACACCGACAACGCGAGAGACGCCGACAATCTTAGCCCATATATCAAGCCCAAAACCAGACGCGGACGAAATATCCCATACGGTCTGCCGGAACCCTTCGGCGAAACCTGATGCATCAATTGCAGAATTCGCCGAATCGATCAGCACATTGATCGTCGGAGAATTTGCATATTGAGCGAGGATTGTCTGGTTGTGGCCTTGCATTACGTCACCATGGCAACAGTAACGGTGGATGAATTGATTGATGGCAGCTCATCAATACCATACGATACTGATTGAAGGGTTTCCGTGCCAGCGCTGAATCCTATGCCAATTGATATGATTTGCAGGTATTGCGACAGCGATGCAATTGCGGCATAGTATCTACCTGAGTAAATCTGCGAGGCAATCCGAGCGCGTGGGCCGCCATCGGAACCAGAAAAGGCGGCAACGATCGCCCCTTTGATCTGGCTCGAAATGTCGGATGGAAGGCGCGGGTCTAATTTGATCTGCACCAAGAAATAAGTGAGTTTCGGCGTAGGCACGAGGTATGTGACCGGGTAAATCGGTTGTGGAACCGCAAGGCTTGCCGCGTCGGTGACGTTGACTGTCGTGTTGCCCGCATACCCGCAGCCAGGCGCCTTGCGCGCCCAGATCGCCTGAGCCACGTCAGACGACGTGCCGCCCGCCACGCTGGCGCAAATGGAGTTCGCCGGGAGCGTGTAGCCAGATGCGCCGTAGGCCACGGGGGCGGATGTCGGGTTGTCCACAACGAATGCATCCAGCACATTCGGCACGCTGAGCAGCGCGGCCAGGATGGCCTGATTCGTGTTCACGCTGTTGATGGCAACCGAGTTTCGGCGGCGCGTCTCGAATGCGATGCGGCTTTCGGCCAAGTTGCCAGGCGTGCCGTCGGTCGCGTTTGTCACGGACTCCCATCCGGCCACGGCCGAAACGATAGTCGTAAGCGTGCCGGCTGGGCAGGCAATCGGGCCGGCCGTCAGGGACTGGAACTGCGCCGCTGCCGATCCGCCCGCACCGATCGTCACGGTAGATGTGAGGGCGTACAGGTTTCCGTTCAGGTCGCGCGCCTGGCTGCCGGCCGGGATGACTGCGCCCACCAGACCGTGCACCGTTGCGGACACCAGCGTGCCGGCCGCCGCGATCCGGTTTAGGTAGTAGAGGCGCCCGATCGCATCCTGAAAGGCGCCATCGGCGTTGTCCGGGTCGATCTGGTTGACGAGTTGGGCAATGGTGGCGTAGCAGTCGCCGATGATGGCGGTCAGGCTCTGCGCGAGCTGCCCTTGCGGCGTGCTCAGGGACTGATTCAGGCCGCCGCCGAAGGCGCTGCTGATGTCGGCCCAGACGCCTGTCAGGATGTCCTGCTCAGACGGCACGGCCACGCCCGTGGACGTGATCTGGATCGGTGGCACTGCAGTGGTCATGAGAGCGAGACGCCAAGCGCCTGGTCGGTGTTGTCGATGACTTGGATCTGTCCGGCCGGCACGCGTCCGGTCAGATCGGTGAAGACCATCTGCGCATCAACCACGCCCGGCACCGAAAACGCCGCATCCGTCAGCACTTGTTCGACGTACTGCACGGGGGGGTACTGGCCGAGAATCTGCTGCCAGTAGGGCACGCCGATCGATGTGTCATAGATGCACTCACCCGCGAAGGTCCGGACCGCCGACGCGACATCCTGGGCGATTGCATAGCTGTCGGACGCAACGGCAATATTCCCCGATGCGTCAAGCACCAAATCCCAAGCGAGTTGATCAAGCAGCAGGGTTTTCATTGGGGGGTCCCGGTAGTCCCAGAGCCGACCGGGTGGACGTGATTATGCAGGCTGATGCCCTGCGCGGCCAGATCCCCGGACACGGTGCCAGCGCCGGAAACGCTCAGGTCGCCACCGATAGTGGCGCTGCCGGTGATCGTCACATTGCCATCCAGGATGATGGTCGGCGCCTGCGCGCGGATCTGGCCCGGACTGACCGCCTCGATGCCGCCCGCGTAGAACCGCACAAACTGCGTCGGTGCAGCGCCAATGATCGTGTGCAGGTAGACCGAGTCGCTCAGATCGTGCCGTCGACGGCTGCCGGGCGGGGCCTCACCGCCTGACGCCTTGACGGCGCTGATGTCCCGATCGCACGCGGCAATCAGTCCGATGTCGTCCGGTTGGGGGTCGCAGATCACCGCGTTCGCGCCGCCTTGCTGCCGCAGATAGGGCAGGTTGTAGATCGTGCCGTGCGGCCACGCTTTGCCGTCGCCGTCCACCTGCTGCACCAGGGGTTGCACATCAACCCGTCCGACGGCGGCTGCCGCGCCGGCCGCGGTGCAGGCGACCACACGCACCGGTAGGCAGGTGCGGACGCGCGATAGCAGCGACAGGACGAGGAAGCGCTGCTCGGCCAGGTCGCTGGCGCTGTCGGCTGCGGTGCGGCTGCTCAGGATGTCAGTTTGCTGCGGCATAGAGGCTCGCGTCGGATAGCTGGATCGTGGACCACCACGGGCCGCCCGGCATCATCGTGGACAGCTCGTGGCGAACGCTCTGGGTGTACCAAGTGCCGGACGTGCGCGGCACCATGCTGGTGACCTTCACGCGCCGGCCGATCAGCAGATCCGGGTTGTACTCGGCGCGGCAGGTGATGCCGGTCGGCGTGAACGTGGGATAGCCGATCATGCCCGTGGCTGGGCTCAGGTCCACTGTCACGCCGTCCCGCGCGCCGCCGTTCTGCCACAGTGCGATCGTCTTGCCTTCGATGGCGATCCCGATGCGCGCCGCGTCGGCGATGGCGTAAATCTGATCCATGGCCGAGCCGCTCAGGTACTGGTCGGCCAGCCTGGCCGTGACGCCGCTGGCCTGCACGACGTAGCCGAGTGGTGAAGCGATGGCCGTGATCATCTCGACTACATCACCGCTGCCTTGCGTGCTGCTGGCAGCGGCCGGCGCCACGCGGTGCACAAAGCCAGATTGCGCCGAGGCATTGAAGCTCACCTCGGGCGCAGCGCCGTAGTCGGCAACGGCCGCGAAGATCGTGCCCTCAAAGACCTGCCGCAGCCGGCTGCCGGCATCACCGGCAAACACGGTCACCATGTCGCCGCGCGTCGCCAGCGCATTCAACCCGCCCGTTCCGAAGGCATCCATCTGCTTCTGAGCCATGCCCCACACGCGCAGCTGCAGCATGCTGGCCGACAGCTGGCCGCCAGCGTTTTCAATGATGGCCTCCGCCCGGTGCCCGATCAGGTCAACCGCGCCCGCCGCCGCGCCGGTGAACTGGATGCGCAAGGCGCGCTGCTTGTAGCTCATAAATCGCCCGCCTCCAGATACATCAGCACCCAGCGGTCGCCCAAGCCGGTGTGGATCGGGTCGTCGGCGCCCTGCGTGTCCACCACCGCCAGATCCCCGGCGAACGGCAAGTAGGGCCGGCGCACGATGCGGCACCGGTCATGCACGCGCTTGCCGGTCACGATCGGCGTGCCGTTGACCGTCAGGTCGAGATAGGTGCCGGTCTCGATCTGACGCAGCCACATCATGCACGTCTGCTGCGCGAGCTGGACCGTAAACGTCTGGGACGGGATGGCCTGGAGCGGGACGACTTGCATCATTGCACCCCTGCGGCGGCGGTTGACTGCGCCGCCGTCGGCGCATCGGCCCGGACGGTGCCGGCATTGACGGTCGGCGCACCGGCCGGCTGCGCAGTGGTCACGGTGGCCTGTGCGGTCTGCGCGATCTCCTCGAAGCCGGCCGAGATGGTCAGCATCGTGACACCTGACCGGCTTGTGCGCTGGAAGTCGTACTGCACGAGGTTGAGCGACCGATAGACCGCGTCCGGCGTGACGATGCTCACGAGGTCCGTGCCGTCCTTGAGCTTGTCGAGTCCCGACAGCATCGCGGCGCGCGACTGGCGGCCGGTGCCGGTGCACGTCATGACGATGTGCACGCCGAACGGTGCCCGCACTTTGTTGTAGCTGGCGAACCCGCCGCCCTCGACAGGGTAGGTGCTGATCTTGGCATCGCCGCGGTATTCGAGCGACAGCACTGAGTCGGGCAGCAGGATCTCGCGACCATCTGAGCCCAGCACCAGCCATGTGCGCGGTCGCGCCACCAGGCCGAGCGCCTTCAGGCCGGCCGCCGCAGCAACGATCTTCAGCGCGACGTTGCTGACCTGCTGGTAGCCAGCCCGATTGAGCGGCGGCACGCCGGGCAGGGCCGGCACGCGCGGGTATGGAATCAGTGGCATCAGCGCATTCCCTGGGATGATGTGGCAAGGCGTTGCGTCTGGGCAAGGTTGTCACTCAGGCTGCGAGCGATGCCGGGCCCGTCAGTGGCGCGCGTCTGGATGTTGATGGTCTGGATGTTGGTTTCGCTGCGGCTTGATCCGCCGCCACCCTGGCCGCCGCCGAGCGCCACGAACTTGCGCCAATAGTCCATGGTCTCGTGCGGCGCTGCGGCCAGCCCCTTGCGCATCACGTTGCCTTCGCCCCAGTTGTAGGACGACACGGCAAGCTGCATGTCGCCTCCGAAGCGCTTCAGCAAGCTCCCCAGGTACTTGCCGGCCGCGTTCGCGGACTTGCCCAGGTCGAACGTGTCGGCGCGCGACATGCCATAGCCCGCCGCCGTCTTCGGCATGAACTGGAAGTGTCCCGTCGCGCCGGCGCCGCTCACCATGTTCTTGCCGCGCCCTGATTCGATCTGCCAGATGCGATCCAGCGTGCCAGCAGGCAGGCCGTTGGCTTTCTCGATGGCGCCAAAGTCCACGCCCTGCGCGCCGCTGGCCGCCTTGGGTGTCGCTGCGGCGGCCGGAGCTGAGTAGCCGGGCACGCCGTTCGCGGCCAGCGCGGACTGTGCGTCCTTGCTGCCACCGTAGGCCATAAACTGAGCCATCTTCTCGCCGAGCCAGCCGCCGACCTTGGTCTGCGCCAGCTTCTCGCCCATCTTCGTCAGCCAGCCGAATGCCTCGCCGATGGCGCGGCTGACCGCCGTGAACGCCGTAGCCAGCCCGCCCACAAAGTCGCCGATCTCTTGCCGGTGATCCGACACCCATGCCGACAGGTTGTGCAGGCCGTCGTTCGCCTGCTCCATGGCCGGGATCAAGGCCGTGAAGATGGCCTGCCCGGCGCTGTACAGCTCGCGCTTGGTGAGTGCCCACTGCGCTTGTGCGTGCTGCGCCGCTTGCGTGCTCTCATCCGACACGCCGCTGATCCGCTCCATCGCCTCCTGCGTCAGCTTGACCTGCTCGCGGCCCTGGCGCAGCAGGTTCAACGTGCCGTCGTCGAGCCCGAGCATGCCGGCCACGCGGATCTGATCTTGCGCCGGCATCTTCTGCAGCACGCCCGCCAGATCCAGCATCAGATCCTTCATCGGCCTGACCTTGCCGTTGCCATCGGCGATGGCGATGCCCAACGCCCGGAAGGCGTTCACAACCGGCGATTGCTCGCCCAGCTTGAACGCCTCGAACCCGGCCTGGATGTGCTGGAAGCTCGCCTGGATGCCGGACGCCGATCCGCCGACCTGCTCAGCCGCCGCGCCCCATGAATCCAGCTCGCGCGCCGACATGCCAAGGTTGACCGCCAGCCGGCCGAGCGTGGCTTGCCCGGTCACCATGTTGGCAAAGAAGCTCTTGATGCTGTTCGCGCCGAGCGCAGCTGCAGCCAGGCTCAGCAGCTCGTTGCGGGCGCGGGTGTAGCCCTCGGCAACGATCTTGGACGCCTCGCCCGATACCTTGGCGCGATTGCGCTCGGCCTCGTTGACCTTGCGTGCGCCGGCCTCAACATCGCCCGCGCCTTTTTTGTAGGCCGATGGGTCGAGCCCGAGCGTGACGATCAGTGAGTCGATTACTGTTGCCATGAGCGCTCAGCCTCTTTTTGTGCCATCTGCTGGTTATGGTTGCTTACTGCGTTGATTTCCAGCAAATCCCACAGGTCACGCGAGCCGTACACCGTATCGAGTTCGTGCAGCGTCGCAAGCCGCGCGGTCAGTACGGCAGCAATGGGTCGCGGGATGTTGAGTGGATCAACACTGCCGCGCGGGCGACGATCGCCGACGGGTGGCCCGAAGTCTATTTCCCGGCGGCCTGCGAAAAACCTAGGTGCATCTTGATGATCTCCGAGCGCAGGCGCAGGCGGGTCGCAACCTCCTCAATGTCGTCTTCGATCAGCGAGCGGATCACAGACGGGTTGCCGGGGTCTGGGATGATCTGGACGCATGCCCACATGACGGAGAGCAGCTCTTCGGCCTGTGCAAACGGAATGCGCGTGAACAGCGTCAACGCTGTGCGGGCGAATGCCTCCAGCAGCGAAGCGCCATCGGTCACGCCGATGCCGCGCGCCAGGCCGGCCAGGCCGGCCAGCTCCATGCCGTCAGGAAGCTCGGCATTGGCCGCCCCGAGCGCCATCACAGCGCGCAGCGCCCACCGTTCCGCCTGGCTGGCGGGCAGCTCGGTGACCACGAATGCCTTGCCCTTGTCGCGCCCTTCGGCGTCGATGCGGATCGTCAGTTGACGGCGTGCCATGGGTTACCCTCAGATCGGTTCGGAGATGATCGATTGCCAGACGATTTGAAACGTCATCGGCTGCAGCGTCTTCTTGACGGCCGGGAATTGGCTTGCCTGCTTCAGAACGCCATTTTTCAGAATGTAGCTGCGGCCAATGCTTGGCAGGCGGATAACTCCGTCGCAACGATAAACCTCCTGTTGCGCCTTCTGGATATTGGTCCACGCCTCGAACAGAATCAGGCTCGGGCTGGTCGGCATCAGCGTGATCGTCATCTGCGTTGAATTGAAGACAAAGCCCGCAGACATTTGCCCATCCACGCCGATCACGGTTTCAGCCATATCAATGGCGTCGGCTGTAAATGCGTCATCAGCCGCATAGCCCTGCAGAAACTGAGGAGCCGGGAAGATGCCTGTCACCGACAGGGCGAAGGTGCTGTTGGCACTGGTAATGGTAGCCATGTCGAATCCTTATTGCGTGACCGTGACAACCGGCGAGCCGTTGACGGCAATGAGTTTGTAGGCCGTGCCAGTTACAGGGTTGTCCACCACCACAGCGCCTGTGATCTGTGGAAACAGCATGTCGCCGACGTAGGTGCCGCCAGCGGCCGGAGCGCTCTGCAGCGATGCGGAACCGCCAGTGACCTGCACCCGGAATGGCGACGCAGCCGGGACGAATTCGGTATTCAGAGCCGATGCAATGGTTGCCATGCCTGCCTCACTGAATTTCGATGCTGGCGAGCGACAGGGCGTGCACGCTGCCGCCGTCGGCGTAGTAGAGCGTCATGCTTGGGCTGGTCCGTGCGGCGCGAATCTGGGCGCTGGCCGGCACGATCTGCAGGTAGTAGCCCTTGGCGCTGATGGTGCTGCTCACGTCCTGGCCGACGGCGTACTGGATCTGCGCCACCTGAGACGCGCTCAGCGTGGTGCCGACGCGGATCGCGCCGAAGTTGATCGCAGCATTGATCGGATCCAGCAGCGCGGCTTGAATCAGCCCGTATCCCTGGCTGTTGTACGGGATCGAACCGACCGAGGTGAGCAGGTTGATCATCGAGCCCTGCAGGTTGGCATTCAGCCAGATCTGGTTGAGGAAGCTGTCAAGCCACTTCCATGTGCCCGACACCGAGCCAGGGTACAGGAAGTTGAACCCCTGCTTGGCGTTGGCGTAGGCGCCGAAGTAGTTGTAGCCATTGGTCTGCAGCGCGCTGGCGTTGCTGGCGCTGGTCACGCTGGCAGTCAGGCCGGTCTGGGCCTTGAACGCCATGGTGGCGCGGCCATTGAGGCGCGCGAAGTCCAGCGACGCGGCGTAGCCAAGCACAAGCGCCGTGTGCGAGCTGGTGCCCCACACTGGCACCGTGCCCGTGAGGTTGCCGGCCTGCAGGTAGTAGCCCCACGTCGTGGTGTTGCCGGCCGTCAGCGCGTTGACGTCGGAGTCGTGGCAGGCAAACCCGAACCGGCCGTTCTGGGCGTTGGCCCAGTCGCTGAACGCCTTCTTGTCCGCAATGGTCGGCTCCCACAGCGGCGCGAACAGTGCCCAGTTTTGCGTGACCGCCGTGATGCCAGCCATGAACGTGCCAGGCGCAGCGATGGCAGCGCCGGCCGACATCACCGCGCCGGTAGCAGCCGTCAGCATCAGGCCGGCCGACAGCGTGCCGGATGCGAAGCTGACCGAGCTGGTGGCGCCCGTGGTGCTGCTCGTGAAGATGAAAGCCGACTTGGTGGCGTCAAACGTGACCGTGGCGCCCAGGCTGGTGAAGCCGGCTGCGATCAGTGTCGCGGCGTTGGCGAAACTGGTTGCAGCGCTCAGGTTGATCGTGGTCGAGGTCTTCGGCGCACCACCGTCGATGGTGACCGTCAGCACACCGGACAGCGCCTGCAGCTGCGTCAGCGTCATGGCCGCCAGCGAGCCGCCGCGCAGGTAGCCAGCAACGGCCGCCGTGTTGTACTGCGCAACGTTGAGCAGGCCCGGGGTCTTGGTGCAACCGGTGTAGCCGTTGAAGTAGACCGTCGCCCAAGCGAACTCGGCCGACGCCAAGCCAAAGTAAGCGCCCACATCGTTTGCGGACGCGAAAGAAAGCACTGAGCCGATCGGGGGATAGGTGCTGTTCGTCAGCAGCAGGCCATTGAGGTCAACTGCGGAGCCGGCCGCCGTCAGGACTGACGGGGTGACCGAGACGATTTGTGAAATTGGGATTGCTGCGGCCATGGGTCACCTGTCAGGGATGAAATCGGGTATCGACCTCAGCGATGCCGACGCCGAGCGCGGTGGCGCTCTGGTACGGTTGCGAAACGGTCGGGTTGTATTGAATGTGCGCCTGGAGCTTCCAGCGCGCTTCAAATTGATGCTCGCCCGCGATCATCGGGAGCTGAATCGGGTCGTCGGCGTAGAGCATCTGGATGCCGGCCGGCCAGGTGTCGCCAGCATCCACCGATCGGGCTAGCGTCTGGACGATCTGCGCCCATTCGCCAGCGGCCGGGCCGTAGATATCGAGCTGCACCTGGTAATCGGTCGCCATCACGTCGGACGCGATCTGCGTCGAACTGGCGTAGCTGCGCGCGTTGGTGGACAGCCGCGTCTTGCCGACGTTGTTCATGGTCACGAACGTCGTGCCGCGCGGCGGCATCGGGACGCGGTTGTCCTGCGTCATGATCACCTCGGCCCCGGCCGGCAGGATGGCGAGCATCCACGCGCGCAGGGCCGCAAACACGGCGCTGTCCGGGGTGTCGATGGTCGCACTCATTGCATCACCACCAGCACGCGGCACCATGTCGGCCAGGTCTCGGCGATCGACACGGCGAGCCAGTCGCGCACCGTGCCGCCAGCGTCGGCGAACTGCAGGATGTCGCCGCCCCGATGGTCGGCGCGCAGCTCGCCTTGCACGTCAGCGCGCAAGATCACCGAGCGCTTGACGCCTTGCACGTTGAGGCCATCAAGCTGCCGCAGATCTTCCGAGCTGCAGCCCTGCACCTGGCCGGCCAGGGTGATCGCGGTCGTGGTCGGCGCGCGCGATCCATCGGCCGCCGTGGTGTAGCCGGTCGAACGAACCCAGGTGATGGCCTGGTTCGGGTTGACCTGCGTCGTGAACTGGTTCGCCAGCGCCTGGACGTCAATCATCTGCGTCCTCAACGATGCTGGTGAGCGTGGCGAACATGGTGCCAGTGTCGATCAGTGGCTTCATGATCGACGGCGTGATCTTCTTGCGGGACAGCCGCGCCATGCGCTCTTGGATTGTGCGCTCAGACAGTGGCGGACTCGTCACGGCCTTGATGGCCTTGCGGATGTCGCCGGCCGCCTTCATGCCGACCGCATCGAGCACTTCGGCGGTTGTGATCTGGCCACGCACTACGCCGCGCATGCCCTGCTGAATCTTCTGCGCCCACTCGCCGCGCTTTTCGGCCACGGTCGGCCGAATGAACGGCCGGGGCGGGATGTGCTGCGCCGGGTCGCCGAATTCGTTCGTGGCCGCGGCCTCTGCGCACGGCGTGCCGTCTTCCTCGGTCGAACCCGGGAACCATCCGACTTTCGCGCGCAGCTTGTCCGCGCCTTCGAGGCGGGCCTCGATCGCAGCGTGGATCTTTGCGGCGTCAAGTTGCGCGGCCATCACCAGACCCCCCCAACCTTGCGAAACGCGGCGCGCTCCGGCAGGCCGCCGATCAGCAGGCCACCAGCGCCAGCCACCTGCAGCAGGGAGAGCAGCTGCTGACCGTAGGGGGTTTGGCTGAGCCAGTAGCCCCAGGCGCTGCGCACGGGCGGCGCCACCATGCTGACCGACACCGCGCCCTCGCTGGCGCTGGTGACCGGTGCACCAGACTTGCCGGCCGCTGCCATCACCATCAGCCGCGCCATGTGGGCGGTCATCAGCTGCAGCGCCAGATCCAACGTAGCGCCGTAGATCAATGCACCGTCGTCCGTCGTCATGCTGGCCGAGGCCATGCCGGCGTAAGCCAGCACAGCCGAATCGGCCAGCGCAACGAACTCCGGGAACGCGGCCCGGAATGCGGTCGGATCGACGGTGTGAGTCGTCATTGCGCCGGGGCCTTGTCGCCGAAGTCAGCCGGTGTCTTCGGTGCGCCACCGTCGCGCATGTTCATGCCGGCAGCGACCTTCTCGGGGTCGGCGCGCTTCTTTTCGATCGTGATGTGGCCGGCCTTGACGTGCGCCTGGAAGGCGGGCACCTTGGCGAGATAGGCGGCATCCTCGTCGCTGACCTCGGTCATCACGCCCAGCGGGGTGATGAGGTTGCGATTCGCCACACCGGTGCCGCCTGCGATCAGAATGCCGTCGCCCATCGGGACCGGGATGTCTGCGCCGCCGCTGGCGTACTGGATGAACCGCTGCGGGTTCGCCAGGCTGCTGAAAACGTATTGGCTCATGTGTTGCGCCCGGCCGGAGCCGGGCTGTTGAGGTTGATCAAATCCCGCTGTATCTGACCACAGCGAACGGCCGCTTGCACATGATGCCGGCAGTTGCGTTGCTGTAGCTCTCGGTGTACGCCTTGACGTCCTTCGCCACGCCCAGCGCGCGGAACTTGGCGGGGACGATCTGCGCCCAGGTCGCGCCGCCATCGCTGCCGCTGTCCGGGATCGAGTCGGCGTAGAGATAGAACACGTTCGCTGCGCCGTTCGCGGCGTTGAGCTGCGGCGCGCTGGTCACGCGCATCTGCGGGTAGGTCTGGGCGATCCACTGGCGCACCGACTGCGTGCCCTGGACGTTGACCACCGACAGGTACGCGACGGCGGCCAGCGGCAGGGCCAGCGTGGTCGGCATGGCGGTCGGGTCGGCGACGCCGTTGGATTGCGTCAGCAGTGCGTTGACGGCAACGCGGATGTCGGCCAGGATTTCCAAGAACGTCTTGGTGCTCCACAACGGCGACGAACTCGCGCCGTTCGGCACGTTGACGTAGGCCGGCAGGCCTGGGTCGTTCAGCGCGCCGTATGTGCGATTGTTGCCACTGTTGTAGCCGCTGAACGCGATCACGTTGCGGCTGACCTCCAGTGCCTGGGCGGCTGCGTTGCGCTTCTCGGCGGCGCTGTTCACGCGGACTTCGGCGGCGCGCTCATCTTCCAGCGGGCCGACTTTCAGACCTTCCTCGAAGCGCACGATGCTGCGGCGCTCGAAGTTCAGGTTCCACGAGGACAGCGGAACCGGGGTGATGTCGCCATAAACGTGCGCATCACCGGTCAGCTCCATCTGACCTTGCACCACTTCTTCGTGATGCCATTCGCCAGCCGTCTGGATGCCGAACAGCTCATCAGCCTTGCGAACAGCCGTCATGCCCAGCACGAAGCCGGGCAGCCAGGTTTGCAGGAACTGGATCGGCGTGCCGATGCTGGCGGTGGTGAACAAGCCTTGCGCATCGTCAGCGCCGAAGCCCTGCAGGCCGGTCGCGTAGGCCGGGGCGAACTGGATGCCAATCGAATCCAGCGCATCCAGTGCGCCAGCTTCGGCCAGGTCGGTCTGAGTGAGGCGCAGCGGCTTGATGTCGCGGCCGAAAATGTAGCTCTTGGTGTTGCTCGGGGTAGGCATGTTGTTGTCTCCCTATCAGGCAGTGAAGCCGGCGAAGCGGATGCGGGTCAGGCCGCCCGAGCCGGTCACGCGGTCGCCGGTCACGACGGCATTCGGGATCAGCGCGTTGCTGGCATCGGCCGTGCTGCCGGGCTGCTTGCACGACAGCACGCCGGTCGCGGTGTGGTACTGCACGATGTCGCCCAGGTTGCAGGTGCCGGTGATGGTCACCCAGACCTGACCCATCTGCAGGAACTCGCCTTGCGCGTTGCCGGGCAGCGTCAGCGTCGGCGTGAGCGTGCCGGCCGTGGTGCCGATCAGCGTCTGCTCCTTCGGGCCGACCAGCAGGCCGAGCAGGTAGCTCGTGCCCGGGGTGGCCGTGCCGCCCTGGGTGGCAACGCCGGTGGAGTTGCTGGCCGTGAACATGCGGCCGATGGTGCCGCCGTTGCTGTCCAGGGCGTGCGAATTCACGCGGGTCGGCTCATCCTTGGCGAGTTCGCCAGCGACGCCGGCCGCGTACTTGATGTTGACAAAAGATTGGAAAGCCATTTCAGTTGCCCCCGAGGTACTTGGTCAGGAAGGCCGGGCGAGCGGCGGGCGCAGTCGGCTTGACGGCGGCGTCTTGTGCGGCGCCGGCCGGCTTGGCGGACTTGATGCCGGCCAGGTAGCCGGAAATGGTGGCGACAGCCGTCGCCTTGTCGGCCTTGATGCCCAGCTTCTTGGCTCCGTAGGCTGCGACATCCTCAACGGTCATCTCGGCGTGGTCGAAAGCACCGACCACCTTGGACAGATCGCGGGCCAGCGCGTCACGCTTGGCGACCTCGGCCATCACCTGGCGCAGGGTCATCGTGCCGCGATCGGCAGCATCCATGCCCTTGTCATCCTTGTCGGGCTCTGCAGCCTGCGGCGCATCATTGGGCGCATCCGGATCGGCAGCCGGAGCATCGCCAGCCGGCGTGCTCGGGTCGGCAGCGGGGGCGCCGCCCATGAGCGGTTTCAGGGCCTCAAGCATCGCCGGCAGGCCCTGCAAAAAGGTATTGAGCATGGTCAGCGCTTCACCGGCCGAATTGCCGGATGGTGCGCCACCTTGGTTGACGTCAGCCATTTCGGCCCCTTTCGTCGGTGGTGTGAAATCGATCGAGTCGCAGGTGATGCCATCCATCACAGCGACGCTTGAGCCCATGCGGCCTTTTTCGACCAAGGCGAGGTGGTTGCCCCGGATCTTGCGTTGCACGCAGTCGTAGGCGATGCCGTCAGGCGTGCGGCCGGGCGTCCAGTCGTACTCACAGCGGTAGCCGCAGGACAACTCCCGCTTGCCGCTGTCAATGGCCTGGCCCATGGCTTCAGAGAACACCTTCGGGTTGCCGTAGATCGTGCCGTCCTTGAAGTAGACGGACCCGAGGACGCCTTGCACGCCCTTTTCTTCGGCCGGCAGTAGACCCAGGTCTTCGGCGCCGAGCATGGCGTGCTCGTTGACCCATGGCAGCAGGCGGAAGCTGTCAAGCGCGTCCTGCGCGGCGAGCTCTTCAGCCGGGCGGTACACCTGATAGACCTTGTTCGGGTCGGCCGCGCCGCGCAGCTGGGCGCCGCGATACGCGAACACGCCCGCGCGCGACAGGGGCGTGTCGGGGTACTCGCGCCACCCGTTGATGTCGGTCATGGCGCGATCTTGGGCGTAGTTGGCCGGGTCGTCCCAGCCGGCCCACTCGTCCGCGTTTGTTGGTGATGGCATGTTGGTAAGCGCTTACTTGCAGCATTATTACCACGACACGACAAGACTGTCAACGTGTTGGCCGCGTGTTGACAAGAGTTAGTAAGCGCTCACTTCGTTATCGGGCAAAAAGAAAGGCCGCAACCCGTGAAGGTGCGGCCGAACAGGACGAGGAGGAAACGATGCGGCGCCAGTCTATCTCGCCATCCTGACGGACGTCAATCCTTGCCCGCGTACCACTTGCTGAGCCCTGGCGGGAGCGATTCGCCCGTGTGATACCACGTCCTGGCGTTGGCGTCCCACTTTGCGCCGGCTGCCTTGGCCTTGTCCTTGTCGGCGAAGCTCACCTTCAGGTCGCGGCGCTTCTGGCCTGCGGGCGCGGCTGGCGCCGGCTTAGCCAATGCTGCAACTACTGGCGCTGCGACCTGTGGTGCTGGCGCTGTGGCTGACGCCGGTTTTGCGGCGTGGGCAATGTTTTGTTGATAATTGCTTGGCTGCGCATCAATAAACTCTCGCATTACATTTTGTATTTTTTGTGCCTCATCCTGATTGTGCGCAACAAGTATTGTCTGGAATGCCGTGCGTCCAATTTGTTTCACGCCAAGACCATTAATGGCATCTTCAAGCCTCGAATTACCATTGAAGTCTTCAATTTTGAATTCAACAGTTTTTGTGCCATCAGGCAGCGTAACTCTGCTTGCTGTAATCTTTGGCTTGACCGACCTTCCGACTGATTTCTGCGGGGCGAGCGGCTCAGATGGTGCTGATGCCGGCTTGGCTGGCGCCTTCTGCGCAAGCTTCAGATTGCCCGCCTCCTCCGCCTGCCGCTTTTCGTGCCCAGCCGTGTGCGGCCCTGCAAAGTCCTTGCGGATTTCGGTCAGTTTCTCGCCGTTGAACTTGCCGCCCGCACCAGCAACGATGCGGCCCGACTCGTCAAGCTTGATGTGTGCGCCCTTGTGCTCGGCACCGTTCGGCTTGACGGTGATCCAGCGGTCTGCGTCGATTGCGTGGCTCATGTCGGTTCCCTGGCCTCGCTGATGAGGCGTTCGATCTCTCGGTTCCCAAGCCTGCGCGCTTTGGCGGCAAGCTCGGCGGTTGTGCGCAGGCGGATCACGTCGGATCGGCGCTGTTCGGCCGGCTTGGCGGGCCGACCAATGCGCTTTGGCTCGCTCATGCTGCTGTCAAAACATAGCGGCCCGAAACAATCTTGGCACTAATCAGCCCGGCCTTGATTGCACGATGCACGGTGCGGTAGCCATACTGACGTGATCCGTGCGGGCCGACCCATTCGGCGGCCGGAAGGATTGCACAGCCTGGGTTGCGGCGAACATACGCAGTAGCCTGGATCATGCGTTGGCCGATGCGGGTGGTCTTGCTCATGGTTTCTGCTCCTGGTTGCTGGCATCACGATCTGTGCTGCCATGGGATTAATGTAGCACAACAACACGGGGGCGCAAGAGATTTTGTAGCACTGTTACTCTTCTTTGTCGCCGAAGTCGAAGTCCAGAATCGGCGCCATCGTGCACCGGCACGAAATCGCCTGGCCGGGAAGGCCGTAGACATCCTGTCCGTACATCCTGGCAATCAGCGGCGGCTTGCCCAGTTCATACACCTTGCCATCCATGCGCACATGGTCCTCGCGCGGGTGCTGGCCGCCGCCCGAGTGCACCCACTCGAAGCGCTTGATGCCGAGCGCCCGCATTCGAGCCGCGTTGATGTTGCTGGCCGCCTTTCGCACCTGGTCCTGTGCCGTGAGCTGGGCATGCCGGTCAGCGGTCTGGTAGCGGGCCTTGAGCTGCGGCACCAGATCGGCCAGGCCGCGCCCGTCCGTGATGGCGCGCATCACCTCGCCCTGCACCGCGCCTAGCGTCTGCGCCGGCAGCAGCCGGATCAGGTTCGCGGCTTCTTCGGTGCTGGCCTTGACGACATCGCCGAGCCGGTCTGTCATTCGCCAGGGGTCGAGACTCAGTTCCTTCGCCTTGTCGCCGAGCGACATGCCGATCGTCGCGGCGCTGTTGTGCAGGGTGCGTTCGACCATCTTGTCTGCCGCCGTGCGGGCCAGCGCGGCGAAGCGCGGCTCCCACTTGCGCAGCAGGGCGTTCATGGCGATGCGGGCCTGGCTGGCAAGGCTGGCATCCATGCCGATGCCGTCCTGCGCATGCTCCCGCCACAGTGACGCCACAGTGCGCAGCGTGTCGCGCTGCATGGCGTCGATCAGGTCGCCGATGCGTCGACTGTACTCGGCGCCGATCGTGGCGGCTGGGCGCAGCGGGGCGAGCCGGACGAACCGGCCGGCGTCAGGCTTGCGGGTCGCCATCATCCAGATCCTCGCGCGGTGCGGCGCTGACGCCGAGGTGCGCATACCCACTGTTCGGGTCGGTGGCGACGCGGCGCATTTCGTCCTCGCCGCTGATCGCGCCCGACATCACCAGCGCTTGGCCCGTCTGCGCCTTGGTCAAGTTGGTCTGCGCGACCTCTTCGGCGGATGGCGCATCGAGCGGGCGCCACGCGGCGGTGATCATCTGGTCGCTGCCGAACTCGGACCGCATGACGCAGAGGTAGTGCCGCTCCAGCAGCGGGGTCAGGTCGGTTTCCTGCAGTGTGCGCAGCGTCTCGTGATAGCTCTGCTCTTCGTACCTGCCCTCTCCCCCGAACCCCTTGGGGCTGGTGCCAAGCAGCTTGGTTGCCGGGATCTCAGCCGCTGCCGCAACAAGCTGGTATTGCGTCATGGTCACGTTGTCCACGTCGCCCAGGGCGGTGTCGAACTGCTGGAACTGGTCGCCCTCCTTGTCGCCGAGCTTGATGCCGAAGTTGTCGCGGTAGGCGGCCCACTGCTGCATCTGCTGCATGGCCGCATCGCCCTTGGCGGAAAACATGCTCATGTCCGTGAGCCACACGTTCGTGCGCTTGGTTTGCATGAGCATCGGCGCCTCGTTGGCGGTTCGCTCGGCCCCATAAACCCGTTCCATGATGCGCTGAGGGATTGGAATCCCCCCGTACATATACTGTGGCTTGAGGATGTCCGGCATCTGGCTGGCGCGGTAGATGATCAGGTGCGAGCGGTGGTAGCGCTTGCCGTTAATCAGCCAGAACGTCGGCTCGTAGAACGTCGGCGCGTCCGGCTGGCTGGCATCCCGGCCTTCGAGCTGCGGCGAGCACCAGTAGGGATCAACCTGCACGATTCCCTTGTAGGCGCCAGGCTGAATTCCATCTGGGTTAAACGGCTTCTCGTAATACTCCGGGTCCGAGCTGGCAACGCGGAAGAATGCAATCCGGATGCCGAACACCCGGCCCATTTCGACGAACTCGCGCAACTGCTTGTTAATGCACATGCGCCGATCGATGACTTTCAGGCGCTGCATCGTGGCGTTGTCGATGTCCTCGCCCGTCTCGCTCACGATGTCCCAGCCGTTGCGCACGGCATCCTTGCCGGGGATCGAGCAAGCCTTATGGATCAGCCAGTGCTGAGCCATGATGGCGCACATCTGCCAACCGATGAACCCCTGCGAGGCATACCACCCGGCGAGCGCGTCAGGCACATAGCCATAACTCGCCGACGCGGACTTGATGCCCATCATGATGGATGAGCTGTCATCCATGCCGGCCGCCGCGGCGTCGCGCGAGGCGGGCGCCAACAGTTCAGCAATGCGCGCCAGGATGCGAGGCTTTCCGCTGCCGGCAGGCACTGGCGTGTGCGTCGAGAAAAACGAGAACCCGGATGTTTCCGGGTCTGTCGGCGTCGGTTGCTTTGGCTTGGTAAATGGCCACATATCAGCCCCAGAAAGATCGTTTTGCCACCATGACCTCAGCGAATGCGCGAGAACACGCATCAACCCGATCGTCATGAATACCATTCGGGAATACTCGCATTTCGTCGAGTAGGCCCTGATTCCAGTCCCCACGCAACATCATCACATTGCCGACGTTGACCTGAGCCGCAAAGGGCTCGGCCCGGGTGATCTTGTCGCCCGACTCTGGTGTGCATGTTACCCGGTAGCCAGCCAGCTGCCGAGTTAGGTAGATGCCTTGCGTCTTGCCGGCCTGCCCTGGGTCTTGCGGGATGCTGACGCGCGTCGAGGTGCCGTCGAGCTTTGCCGTCTGCACCAGCGTCGCGTCGCGTTCGTCAGGCCCCCACTTGCCGTGCGCCATGTCGCCGACGATGAACCGGCCATCTGGCGTGCGCCCGATCTTGGCGCCCGCAGTCGGGTCTCCATCGGTGGTCGCGCCGAAGTCCCACCCACGCGCCCAGGTCACGCCAGCCGGCGCCGCGTCCACGATCTCGATCTTGCCCGGCTTGAACAGTCCACCATCCAACGGCGCGGGGATCTGCTGGTACAGGCTGGCCCAGGTGCGCGCGGCCGGCCTGAACTGGTCCCAGTGCCGAGCATCGAACCACTCGGGCCAGAGCATCTGTCCGCGAGCGCGCCCCATCGGGTCGGTGTCGGTCTGGCACTCGGCCTGCAGGCACAGGACGCGCCAGACGTTGCCGTCCTTGCACAGGATGTCGCCGCTTTCGCCCTTCCAGCCGGTTGGCAGGATGCGCCCTGCCGGGTCATCTTCGTGCCAGCGTGTGAGGATGTAGACAATCCAGCCGCCCGGGATCAAGCGCGTCTTGAGGTCGTCCTGGTAGGCGGACCATGTGGCTTCGCGCGTCGCGGGTGAGTCGGCCTGCTGGCGGCCCTTGATCGGGTCATCGATCACGATCCCGTGCGCCCGGTTGCCAGTCACACCCGCCAGGATGCCGCAGGCCAGGTACTCCGACCCGTTCGTCAGCGCGAATGCCTCGGCGGCCCGCTGGTCGGCCTGCAGATGACACCGCATGATGCCGGCGTGCTCCCGGCTACTGACGAGCTGGCGCGTTCGCCGGCCGTGCCTGCGGGCCAGCTCGTCACCGTAGCTCGCCAAGATCACGCGCCGGTTCGGTTGCCGTCCCAGATACCACGATGGCGCCACGACGGTGGCATAGGTGCTCTTTGCCGAGCCGGGCGGCGCGAAGATCATCAGGCGCCCGTGCGGCGTTGTCATGCACCGCTGCATTTCGCGCAGGATCAGCCGGTGGTGGTCGGCCTGCTGGCTCTCGATGAGTGGGATCGGCGCGCTTTCATCGGCGTCCTCGATCGGCGAGCCCGGCACCGGCACGCGGCTGGCGTAAGTCACCAGATCGTCGCGCGCTTTGCGGCGCAGCATCACGACGGCTGCGGCCTGTTGAGGGCTCATCGCTGCCCCATGGCAATGCGGATCAGCACTTCATCCGGCACGTCGGCCGGGTCTTCGATCACGTCGTCATCCATCGGCTGGCGGCCCGTTTGGCTCTTCGAGGCCAGCCCGATGACCTGCATCGGCAGCAGTCCAGCATCGTTACCCATCTTCGTCAGCGCCTGCACACCCATCAGCGCATCACGGTTCGCCAGCGGGTCGGCGTCATCGATTTTCTGCGCCTCCTGGTTTGCAAGTGCGTGCATTCGGTGCGCCGTCGCGGCGCTGTGAACGGCCGCCCTAGCCATGTTCTGGCCCACCTGACGCAGCATTTCGGCCAGCGAAATAGCGGAACGCTGTTCCGGAACAGAGAGTTCGCACAAAGCCGATTCTGCTGCAACCAGTTGATTTGCAACGGCTTTCACCTGTTCCGCTTGTTTCGAAACAGTCGAACTAATGCGGCCCGGAGACACCCCGAATTCGCGCGACAGGGCGCGCACACCCTCCCCATTGGCAAGGCGCCGCTTGATCTCCTCCCACTGCGCCGGGCTCAGCTTTGACGGTCTAGCCATGTGTCACCCCAGCGCCCGATCCACAACAGTCAGATCCACAGTATCGGGGTACACCCGCCCATCCGCAGCGGTCACGACAAACGTGAGCGTGTACGTAACGCCAACGACCCCGCCTTGAATGCGCTGCTTGACGATCCCGCCCACAAGCACCGGCGACCCCGACAGCATGGCAGCGGGCGCGGCATCTATGCCGCTGGCGACCCGGATCGTGCATTGTGGGTTGCTCAGCGACAAGCTCGTGACCGCCGAGAAATCCATGGTGTAGTCCTCTACCTTTAGGATGTGTTTGTCAGGGTACTTGCTGGGTGTCGCCATCGTGTGCGCTCGCTGGTTGCATTGGGGCTGAGGTGGATGCGGGTTCGGGCCGAGAATGCGCCCCACGATTCTGCGCCGACGACACTGTCGCAGACCAGACGGGCCACGCTTTTGTGGAACTTGCCTGCGGCAGCGACAAAGTTGCCCCGGGGGCAATCGGGCCGCGCGCTGCTGTTGCGCCCGCAGGCTGTGGCGCGCTCATCAACGCAGGTGTCTTGGCCGATTTTGCCGCCAAAGTGGTGGGAGGCGATTTGGCCGCCGCCCACCATACTTCGACAACAGTGTCAACCGCTTGAGCCTCGGCTCTTGCGTGCGTGCGCGCGTTGATCAGCAGGCCGTGCGCGCGTTGCCCGCGCAGGATCAGCGCGCGCCCAATCGACCCGCCCAGCGTCAGCAGGCTGCCCAGGATGCTCATTGCGTGGCCCCTGATGCTTCAGCCTGGCTCGTTCCGCTGATGGTCTTGGCAGGGATTAAATCGACAGCGGTGCCGCGCCTCTTGAACGACAGCAGACCAGTGCCCGCAGCTGTGCCAGGCGTGAATATCTCGTCAGCCTCGGCCAGGTCGCGCGCTTGCAGCGTAGCGGCCAGCTCGGGCGCCAGCTCGGTGCGGGTCGCGCTAGCCACTGCGGCAGCGCTTGGCGGCGCCGGCAGTGCCGCGATAGCTGCCTGGGTGGCCGCATGCCCTGCGGCGCCAGGATCAGATGTCAGCGTGCGCGAGGTATGCGACCAGATCTCGGCCGGCGTTGCGGCGCTTTGGCCGTAGGCGATCACGGCATCCGGGGCTGCGAATATCGGCCCGCCCGTCGTGTCGATCAACGTGATGGTCTGGCCGGTCACACTGTCGCGCCCCCAGCCTCCGGTCAGCGTGATCGGCGCTCCGCCCGGGTTGTCGTTGCGCAGCTGGAACCCCTCAAGCACGTAGTTGGCCGGGTCGATGGCAGTGATGATGCGGCCATCGTCTCTCATGCCTGCAACGGTCGAGAGCCACCACGTTTCATACGCGTAGATCTCGGCCCAGCTGATCGACGTGCGCCCGGCCAGCACGAACCGCATCGGCGTGTCATCGATCGTGATACCGGTCACAGTGCTGCCGTCGATCGCGTTGGCGGCGTAGACCGTGTCCGGCGTCTGCGTGACCAGGAACGAGGCGCCCGCGCTGGTCAGCGTCCCCAGCTGCTCGGCGAACCGGCTTGCCGACGCCGCACCGCACTGCATCGCCCGCAGGCGCAATGTTTTGTCGGCACCCGGGTAGACGATCGGTAGCGACATCGCGCCGCTCGGCGTGCCGATGTACAGCTCGGTAGCTGCGACTACGTCCCAGACCTGCACCAGCGTGCCGGCATCTAGCGCCGATGACGTGATGCTGACGTGCAGGCCGGTGGCGTCGGTGTACGGCCCCGACACCGCGCCCGACCCGCTCAGGACGACGGTGTGGGTCGTGGCGAACGTGCTGCCGTCGCCGGTGACATGCACAGGTACTGCATTGTTCGCGGTCTGCGCCAGATCGGCCAGCATCGCCTGCAGTGCCTGCGATGGCGTCACGGACCCGGTGATGTTGACCGTGCTCGCGCCGCGGTTGACGGACACCGGCAGGGCCAGCGCGGCGGCCTCCGTCAGCGTGATGCGGGTATCGACCAGCTGCGCCGCCTGCGGTAGCCACTGATACCCCCAGTGGCGGACGGCCTGGATCATTGGGTAGTGATACACGCCATCGAGCCATGCATACCCCGTTGTGCTGGCCGACTGCACGGTGATCGTTACCGTAATGTCGCCGGTCGAAGCCGGCGTGAAGCTCAGCGTGAAATCGTCCCACGCATCCGCGACGGCGGAACATGTGTAGCTTGCGGTCACGCCCTGACCGCTCAGCGCAATGACTGGCGGATTGGTCGCCCCATAGGCCGCATCAAAGCGCAGCGAACCCTTGATCACCTGGGCCACACCTGCGACGGCCGGAATCTTGAAAACGTAGATTGCAGCCGTATTCGCAACTAGCGGCTGTATTTTTACAGACTGCGTGCCGTGTCGCCGTGTGGTTGCGTCAGTGGTGCAATAGCGCCAACCATTATTATCTCTGCAGTCGCCTGGATCTCCGTTAATGCCATTGATAAGCGCGCCAGCATCACGCCCCTGTACGCTGACACCGGAATATGACCCGGTTAGCGCACCGTTCAGAAGCGTGACATTCGTGAGCTGCACCTTGAATGGCGTGAAATTACCAGTTTCAATCAATCGATTAGGGTTATCGATCTTAGAGTTTGTGATTACCGCATATCCGTTTGTCGGCGTTATTGCAGCGACACCGCCGGCACCAAACGAATTAAGCGTCGCTTGGTCAACTTTAAGTGCGGAGACACCAGCAACGATGGACGATACCCGCGCGTTAACATCACCTGAAAAGGTGAAATCCGATGGGCCAGACGATATTGTTGCAACCCCACTTGCACTGTCATAGATAACAACATCGGATGTAGATCCCTCGGCCGAGAATGCGATTTGAAGCGCATGCACAGCTGACGTGGATGGACAGTTAAGTGCGCTGTTTTGCAGTAACACGCGACCGATGTTGCCGCCAGCCAGAGATATTGCTCCGGTTGCGCTTGCGCTTAGTGTTGGGGTGCCGATCCATTCAGACGCAATGCCGGACAGCACCACGTCAGCATACGAGCACACACCAAGCCCCGTGAAACTCAGGCCTGTGACAGACGCCGCACCAATACCCTCAAGCCGGACACCGCTCTTGATATCCGGGATGATCTTGCACGACGCGGACGATCTGAATAGATTGATAAAAGCAGGAAACTGTTTGTCGTAGGATTTGAATACGACGTTGCCGCCGAGATTACCGACGTTCGTGTTTGCCTGGCGTGTGAAATTGATATTGTCGGCAAGCGTCCATGTCGGATGCGATCCGCTCACCAGCGTGGTACGCAGTTTTCGTGAGGTATCCGTCGTGTCCGACTGGATGACGATCGGATCGCCGATTGCCCAGCCGGTTGAGTCGCTGACAGTGATCTGATTCTGCCCCGCAGTCGCTATAGCGGTCAGTTTCGCATTCCGCTTGATCTGCCGACCATTTGCCATAAATCGGTACGACCCGGAGAATGTATTGCTGATCGTAATACCGTGCTTGCCAGTGCTCAGCGTGGCCGAGTCGTTGAGCACCATTGTGCGGATGGTGCCGTTCGGAGTCGGTCTCGCAGTCGGCCCGAGGTCAATGGTTCCGCCAAGCGGGTCAATGAATACAGTGCCGCGACAAATCATGGTCGGGCTACCGGTGCTGGCAAACTTCAGAGTGCCGCTGACCGCAATACCGTTACTCAGCAGAGTCGAGATATTGAAAGTATCATTGCCGACCGGCTTATTTGCGCTCACCCAAGTGACTACGTATCCAGCATTGACCACGGCAGTCGGCGCGGCCGGGATTGCAGTCGTCAGCCCCGGGGCAGTAAGCACCAGCACGCCAGCGGTCAGCGTGGTTTGCACCTTGTAGTATTCAGGGTCACTGCCAAATTGAACACACTCGCCAGCCAGAATTGTGCCGGTGCCAGTAATGAGATTGATCGACGTTGCACCGATTGCGTATCCGGCGGAGTCGGTGGTGTATTGAGTTCCACTGCCGAGTTTGTTTGTGCCGGGATGCGGGATGACGACCTGATCATCGACCATATCGACGCTGATCGTTGCACCGGAAGTAACCACCACACGCAGCCCGGGCGCGTCGATAACGATATTGCCCGCAGACCCTCCAGCAACACCGGTCGCCACGCGGTAATACTCTCCAGCCACCATCAGCCACTTGCCAGCAGTCACCACCTGGGCTGCAGCCGATACCGGTATTGACGTGGCGCCAATAGCCGTCGGCCCGGAGGACGTAGTGCGTGTTCCTGCAAATGTAGTGGAGGGTATCAGGCCGCCAGACCAAGTACCGGCGGCATTGTCGTCACCTGATGTGATTGCTGTGCAGGTTGCCATGCGCCTATACCTCCAATTCGGCCAGGATCACCGGCATGCCGCATTCAAAATCCACCGCCGTGGCGCCGACGGCCTTGCGATGAGCGCGAATCGTCGATGACAGCCACATGAGCCGCAGATACAGCGCGACCCGGTTGATCACGCCGGAACCCGGAACGATTCCAGCGTATACCCGCCCGCAATCCGCGCCTTCAGCCAATTCGGCTGCAGCCCCCGGCCCGACCACGTTTCGCCCGTCTCGGCGTCGCGGTACTTCGGCGCCACCTTCTTGCCGATCAGCGCGCTCACCTTCGGCTCACCCTTCGCCAGTCGCGTCACCGGCTTGTCGTGCGCACCCAGGTCGGCCAGCGCGATGCCATGAGTCGTCATCGTCTCGCGGATGCCCCGGATCAGCTCGGCGCGCTCGGCCGTTGCCTGCGCCTGCAGCTGTGCCTCGACCAGCGCCAGCTGCGCGGTCAGCGCGGCGCGGCGCTCGGACAGCGCTGCCGGCGTGTTGTCGGCCGCCAGCGTTTCGGCGGCCTGCACATCCGCGACAACTGGCATCTGGTCAAGCGTCGGCATTTCGATCATCGGCAAAGTCATTTCCATTTCCACTCCAAAAAGTTGCTTACAAAATCAAGCCTTGCCAAAGAAAAACAACCAATCTGATTGTTGCAGCTTCAGTCGAGATTCTGGATTCGCAGCCAATACCTGAATCCAGCCGTCATATTCTGCGGCTGCCCGCTTGTGGCTAGCAATTTTTTGCTGGCACTCTGCCAACTTTTGCTGAAGATCGGAGCGCACACTGATCTGCGGCCCGTGCGCTCCTTGTATTGAGCTTGTGGCGTAGCCGATTTGCGAAGCGATTGATTCCGAAATCTCAAGGCCAGACTCCTTTACCTCCGCCATCACCTCGGCCTTTTTCTGAGTCCACCATTCAGCACGATCTAAGCGATGCGTCCTTTGCTTCGCCGCTCCCTCCGCCAGCTTTGATGCAGTGTATTCGAATTCCCATTCGTCGCGCTTGCCACTTCCAATATTCATCATTTTCATCTTTCAAGTTAAAACTGTTCTGCAAATTACTGGTGGATGCCCAGGGGGTCGAACCCCGTGGACCCCGAAGGCCGGTGGATTTACAGTCCACTGCAGTCGCCATGCTGCGCGACATCCGATGTGATGGCGGCCCATAAAGCAGGATCTCAACTGTCGCCAACCGCCATGCGGTATCTGCCCCGGGGCTAAACCGGCAGTGCCATCAGTCATTACTATACCAGATCAATCCCACCACGCAATACATTTTGATTGCGGTATGGGTATGCCACCATTGCCGCATCCCGTGAATGCTGGTTTGTCGGCGCGTCCCACCCGGTCAGCAGAGCAAAGCCGCGCGCGTCCACCTTCGAGCCCTTGTCGCGCGGGCTGATCTGCCGATACGGCACACCCATCAGCCCGAGCGCCTCGGCCCAGATCGCGCAGTCCCGCTTGACGCTGCCCGCGCCCTGCAGCCGTGCTGTGTCTGCTTTGCTGCCACGCCTGGCGCCGCCGATGCCGCCGATCAGCCGGGAATCCTCGAACGCCACCAGCACGCGCCCAGGGTGCAGCCGCACCAGCTCGCGCACCAGATCGATGGCCCGCACGATCCCGGGCGCCGGGCTGTGGCACTCGACCAGCTGGCCATCGCGGTAGACGGCCAGGCCTGTGTTCACGCCTGGGTCGATCCCTATCACTACCACGTCACGCCCTTCCGCGAGCCCACAGGGCCGCAAATGCGTCTCGTACCTGCTGGCCGACGATAGCCCCGGCAGACCGCTCCACGCCGTCGATGTACTCGGACCGCTCATGCCTGGTCTGCAGCCGCGCCAGCGTCTCGGCGTGCCGGCGCACGGCGTCGTGTGGGCAGTGCTCGACGTGTGCGCACCACAGCACCGACTGTCCGATCGGTCCCGCGATCAACTGCAGCTCACAGGTGCCGGCCTGGGTGCGCCAGCGACAGGCGTTGCAAGGGGTGGTCATGCCGCCGCCTCATCAAACACCAGCACTCGCTTGTACCACATAGCCGGAAACTCTACCCACTCACCACATTTCAGGCGAAAACTTATTTCCTCGTCTTTGCCTATTCGTCGAACTACTATTGTTTTTGGCATACGCTTGACAATGCAAACTCTTTCGACACCAACATTGACCCCGACAGTTTTAATTATTCCGCCAGGCAAAGCCAAGTCGCGATTTTTTTGCGCAGCCCTTACAGAGTCTTGCGCAATTGAGTAATCAATTTCTGCTT